CCTTCGATGAGTTCGCGCATTCCGGCGCGCTCGACAGCAGATATGTGAACAAACGCATGGAGGCCACCCTGATCAGGCTGAATGAAGCCGAAGCCCTTGGTGGAATCGAACCATTTAACTGTGCCAGTGGTCATAATGAACCCTTTCATAGCAATAAAGATAGCAGCACGCATTCGCGTGACGCAAAGTGATAACGATTTTTAAAAGGGGGTTCGTTCAGGGCGCGATGCTAAACGCGCAATAAGCAAAACACATCAAGAAAATATCGATTAATAATCCATAAAGATTTATTTTGATTTTGTCAAATTATATTTATTTTAGTTATTAAAATGACGATCGTAGATAGCTTTTTTACATGTATTTATACATTAATTATTTTAACAATTACGACGGGCGATCTTTGAAAAGGTATTGCCAGCCAGAGAATTAGGGGCTTTCTGGCGTTATATCGGCGCAAACCTGTTGACGCCCCTTTCACTACCACCACAATGACAAATTGCGGGCGACCAACCCGCAAGCCAAACCAACACGAGGAGACTATATGTCCCATGACAGACAGCGGGCGAACATGCGCCTTTCAAACCAAGAACTAGCTCGCCGTGTTGCTGCTTATCAGCAGCACGGCACGATAACGAAAGCTGCGGCGGCTTGCGGCGTCAAGAAGTCTGCATTTCACGACAGCATCAAACGCGCGGCTGAGCTTGGCTTGATGGGCCCGAAGGAAACGCTGCCCGGCTATGCAATCAAAAGCCTGACCGAGACGCCTAACGGAACCTACATGCGCCAGACGAAAGAGGCTGGCCCTGTTTATGAGGCGACTGCCGGTCTGGCGGTGAAAGGCAAGACGACTCTCGTTAACGGAGAAGGCCGGATTGTCACGCAGCACATCATGGAGCGTGCGGACGCCGACCAACAGCGGGCTGCAATCGCGGCAATGGTTGAAGCGCTCAAAGAAGAATTGCCCCGCGTATCTATTATGCCTGCGCCGAAGGGATGCAGGGAGGATCTGTTGAATCAGTTCACGATCACTGACAACCATTTCGGAATGATGTCGTGGCGCGAAGAAACTGGCAGCGATTACGATCTGCGGATTGCCGAGCAGCTATTGCTAGATTGGTTCTCTGCAGCGGTGGCACAGGCTCCCGACGCTCATACGGCAATTCTGGCGCAGCTCGGCGACCTGATGCACCACGATGCGCTTGAAAGCGTCACGCCTGCCCACAAGCATGTTCTGGACGCAGACAGCCGCCTGCAGAAAGTCATTCGCATTGTGATCCGAACGATCCGCCGCATCATTGATATGCTTTTGCAGAAGCACGAGCGCGTTCATGTCGTAATGGCGTCTGGTAACCACGACCCAGCCTCATCTGCTTGGCTGCGTGAAATGCTGGCCGTAATGTACGAGAACGAGCCGCGCATCACTGTCGATAATTCACCGTCGCTCTATTACGCTTTCGAGTGGGGCCGCACGATGCTGGCTTATCACCACGGGCATAAGCGAGGTGTTGGAAATATCGAGGGCACGATTGCTGGCATGTTCCGTGGAATGTTTGGCCGCTCACTACAAGCCTACGTGCATATCGGACACAGACACAGCGACGATGCCAGAAAAGGCACGCTGATGTATGTCGAGCAGCATGAAACGCTCGCAGCACCAGACGCTTATGCCGCTGGCGGTGGGTGGCTGTCTGGTCGATCAGCTAAACGGATAACCTATAGCAAGCAGTTTGGTGAAGTCGGTCGCGACATTCTCCGGCCCGAGATGGTCGCAGGGAAGTATGCGGCATCTAATGATAATGCGAAAAGTCAAAGGGCTGCAGCCTAACCGTCAGCCCTTTTGGGACGCTAGATAGTCTGCAACGGCCGCTCGAATTTCAGTCTCAAGTTGGTTGGTTTGTGCCAAAATTTCTTTCATGGCTAAATCCTTATTGTCGATGAACGGGGAATGCATTGTTCCGTCTAATGGCGTAGCTATTGGGCCATATTCCACGTCCAACTTCTTGCCGGAGAACTGCACAGTTATGGATGCTGAGTTCCCAATGTACTTGGCATCTAATATTTGCATATCGGCCTCCCTGATTGTTTATCAGTGTAGGCTTGGAAACCGCATCAAGACAATACCACCCACGCCGCCCACCAAGCGGCGTTTCACCACAACACGAGGAGAGAATATGCTTGAGGAAGCTGAAGACAAAGCCGCACGCACGGCTGTTGAAGGTCAGCAGTTAAGATCGGGCGTTATAAGTCACCTGCCAAAACCTTATAACGACAACCGTCAACCACTCTCCATCATCGAAACACCTTACAGCGGCGACGTGGACGGCAACATAGCATATGCACGAGCGTGCCTCTTAGACAGCCTGCGACGAGGCGAAGCACCGATTGCTAACCATTTGCTGCACACGCAAGTGTTGGACGATATGCGGCCCGATGAACGGTCGTTGGGCATTGAGGCCGGTCTTGCCTGGTATCGCGTGGCGACGAAATGCGTTGTTTACACTGATCGTGGTATCAGCGGCGGAATGAAGATGGGCATCGATCGAGCGATGCAGCACGATGTGGCAGTTGAGTACCGAAGCATTGAGAATAGGGCAGCGGCGTGATGGGCGAAAATATTGCAGCAATTAAACTTGAGCGTCACATCGAGGAGAGAATTGCAGAAGCGGTCCTTGCAGAAAGGCAGCGATGTGCTGCGATAGCGATCTGCGTATTCGATGATGAGGATGCATGGTCGGACATACATAGAATTGCAGGAGGCATTATTGCCGAAGCCATTATTGAAGGAGACACAGCATGAACCAATTCCATGTTGGGCAAAAGGTGGTCTGCATCGATTCAGTCGTTGGCTTTGAACAATACCTCGAGGTGAAGGAAGGCGAGATTTACGAGATCGAGTGGATCGGACCTTTTGAGCATTATATTCATGGCTCTTACATCGGCGTACGCCTCAAGGGCGTAGATCGTGGAACTTGCCCGCAGTTTGGTTACGAAAACCCACCGTTTGCTGCAAGGCGCTTCCGACCGCTTGTGGAAGATAAGTTGTCAGCGTTGCGCGGATTGCTTGCTGGCGGGCCTTTGACCGAGAAGTTCGAAGAGCCAAAGCGTAAGGTGAGGGAGGGTGTGTGACGGCAATTATTAGCGACGGCGGCTCAACTAGCTATTACGAGTTGCCTGAAGGTGCTAGCGAGCTCAATGATCTGATTGAACACAAAGGTATGTCCTTCGCGCTCGGCAACATCTTTAAGGCTTGCTATCGGTTCGGCGAGAAGGACGCAGCCAGCCGCCTTTACGATCTGAACAAGATCATATTCTTTGCTGAAAGATTGAAGGCGCTAGAACAGCGCGCCAAAAATCGCACGGCTATAATTACAACCTAAGTTGTTTTAACCACACGTTAACCCTGATAGCATTTACTAAGTTGGCTGGCTGATCCAATCCGTACCGATCCCTCCCGCCAGCGAAAACCCAAAAAAACCCGCTCGGATCATTCACTGGGCGGGTTTTTCGTATCCTTGCAATAAAATAACCCTACCGAGGCAGGTCAAACTATCAGGTTACTTTTTCGGTGGGCCAACGCGATCGAGCAACTTGTAAACGATCTCAGCACAGTCATTCATTGACTCATCCTCAGAGCATTTCACATCTACCTTGAAGCCCTTATCCTCAACTCGAATGTGTGCTGACTTTTCGGGAGGAGGCGGACCTCTGTGTGGCGGAGGTGGTGGTGGCGTGCCCGGCGCTTCTGCAGATGGAGGTGCAGGTGGCTTAGGCGGCTCCTGCGCTAGTGCAGCGCTTGAAATCATAGTGAGTGCAGCGGCAGCAATAAGAACGTTCTTCATTGCATTACTCCTAGGGGTGTTTGCGCAAGAGAAACATGCAGCCCAACTTCAAGTTCCTAGGAATATCGATCATATTTTTATGATTGAAGCCTCCAAAAAAAAAGCCCCGGCACGTCTCCCAACGTCACGGGGCTGCGCACGTGGGCATGACCCGTATTCCTCCACGCGGCGCGGCGATAATTTATCAAAGAGAATTATCGTTGAAAAGTGTATTTTAACTCTGTTGGACCGCGCCAGAGATGCGATGCCTGAATAAAACTAACCCCGCTTTGGCGGGACTTTTTGTTTCATACGCTTTGTTATTCCATGTCCGGGATCTCGCCAAATTGGAAAATAATTGCTGGAGGTCCATATTCACCAATATCTGGATCGGCTTCCCGGCTCCAAGCGACAACCCCTGAATGCTTTCCTTCGAGGCTAGTCGCAGCTTTCATTGCACGGCCTTCGGTCTCAAACGACATTGGATCGAATGCGGGAACGAGCTCACCGTCATCATTCTTATCAAAGGCAGCAACCACGATCAGACGCGCATTAGCCATTTAGGTCACTTCCCGTTGGTATCTTCGTCGCGATCGGGATTATCGCGGTTCGACGGCCCACCTGCTTTTTTCGAACCTTTGGCTTTACCTGTTTTAGGCTCTACTGGGCGGACAGGGGTGTTCGTAAACTTAATTGCCATGAGTCTTTCTAATTCGTCTTCTCTTCGGATGTTCCTATAATGTTCTCATTCTACTCGAGAGTCAACTGGCGTTATCATCGCTAAGATATCACTTAGGAAACGCGCAGATGAATGTTCGAATGGGATTATGTTCGATGCCATAGCCAGTTTTGCCGCGATTGCATATCGACTGGCCGGAATTCGAGCGTGCAGATATTCAACCCAAAAACAAAGAGCCCCGGCACGAGAGGTGTGATCGAGTGGCCGGGGCTGCGCTTCGCCTGGACCCAGCTTCCTGTCACGAAGCGCGGCAAAATTTTATCAAAATGATTTCGTTTTGGAAGAGAA